CAAATGTGTAGCCTCCGAACCCGCATGACGAATGGCCCTTTTCCCGCGACAGTTGCCCGTCGCGATGAAGGTGTCCATCGCCATATGCTGCGGGCCCCCACTTCCGTACGGATTCTGGGATGTACTCCAGAACCATCTCCGCTCGGGTGTGGTCGAACTGCCCAACGTAGTAGTTGTGCAGCGCGAAGAGGTCGGCCATACGCAAAGCTTTTTTCGCATACCATGGCCGGATATCGATGCCGCGAAAGTAGTCAGCACCACACGACTCCCGGAACGGGCCCTTCCAGAACGACTTGGAAGGGTTGGGTGTGAACCCAAGGTCGCGAAGAACCGCCGCAAACGTCTCGGCGCACGCAGAAGGGACAATTATGTCGTCCCCATACGTGCGGATATCCCGAGTAGGCACCCCCTCGATCTCCGCCACTGTTGTGGCAATGGAGTAGAAAAGGGCCGTCTGTAGCGGAAATGTGAAACCATTACCCATGGAGCTAAACATCTGCAGGTTGTAACGCTCACCCCGGTATTCCACCGTTGGTGTGCGCCCCGCTTCGAGCAACTCCAGCCACCCCTCAGTGAGGATGTGGCGAATAAGGCCAAAAGCTATGGTGTCACTGGCACTGCTGAGGTCGATGGTTGCTAGAGTCCCATCAATGGAACCACGCCGCGCGAGCCGTTGGTTAGGCCCTTGCATAGTGATGTCCAAACCCCACGGCTTGATACGCCGCTCCATCTCACGTCCGATACCCCGCTGGAACATCACGTTCAGCGAAGGTTCGACCACGATGGAGCGGTGCGTTAAAGCCGTTTTCGCAACGAAGCCCAACTTACCGTCCCTGACGAGGGCACGGAGTTGCTTTACCTCACCAACATACTTAGTCCAGCCGGGCATCATGCCGGCTATTCTGGGTACGAGGCGAAGAAGGCTTGCACTACACTGGTACCCCGCACTTAGTTTCGTGCGGGGATTCGACTTTGCCTTTTTGACATCAGTCGTGGCACCTTTGCCGAATACTAGGTGAAGGTCCTCAACCACTGGTGCATCCCCAAGCATCTGGTCCATTTTTCGCATAACGCCGTGGAGTACGGCCTCTACGTACGGGCGGAATTGAAATCCCCCGCGGGACCAAGCCTGGAAACACTGGTTGGTGAGTCTACACTGTTCTTCAGCCTTACGAAACTTCTCCCATGCCGACTTTTCACGGTCGACCTCTAGGGGGAGATCCTCGTACTTCGTGAGAAGCCCGAGGGCCTGCCG